CCTCGGAGAAGGCCTACAACACCATCAACGACAGCCCCGAGGCCATCACCTTCAGCTGGGAGATCTCCACCACCCCAGTCCCGGTCACCGGCCTCCGCCCCACCTCCCTCATCGTCATCGACAGCCGCCTCGTCGATTCGGCCGACCTCACGGCCTTCGAGGAGACCATCTACGGTGGCGCAACGTTGGCTGCCAAGCTGCCGACACCAGACGAGGTCATCGCAGCGTTCAGCAGCGGGGCCTGACCAAGAAGACAGGAGAGTAGAGAATGCTAACACTAGTGCTGTCTGGTGAAGAAGTGTTCAACGAAGAGACGTCGGAGTTCTCGACGGTTGGGGACTTTGTTCTACACTTTGAGCATTCTCTACTCTCTCTGTCAAAATGGGAGTCAAAATTCGAGAAGCCCTTTCTAGGTACCGAAGTCAAAAGTCCAGAGGAATTGCTTTGGTACATTAGGATGATGATTCTCGACCCAGTTGTTCCTGAGGACATCTGGGATCGGCTCACTAGAGCCAACATCGAAGAGATCAACGCCTACATCGAGTCCAAACAGACAGCAACAACGTTTGGAAAGCTCCCAGAAGCAAGACGAGGCAGGCAAGAGGTCATCACATCAGAGTTGATCTACTACTGGATGGTCGCCTTCACCATCCCGTTCGAGTGCGAAACCTGGCATCTCAACAGACTCTTCTCTTTGATCCGCATCTGCAACATCAAACAGCAGAAGCCGACGAAGATGTCGAGAGGTGAGATTGCTAGGCGCAACAGAGATCTAAACGCTGAGCGAAGGGCAAAGTACAACACATCCGGCTAGGAGGTTCTATGCCAATCCTCGTTTGGGACCAATTGGAAGATCGACTCTTCGAGGCAGGCATCGACAAGGGAGTTCTTTACTTCCCGGATGGCGGTGGTGTTGCTTGGAATGGTCTCACGTCTGTTGACGTTGAGAACGACACTTCCCTCGAATCGGTCTACTACGATGGCGTCAAGTTCAATGACATCATCATTGCTGGCGATTTCGCCGCAAATCTCAGAGCTTTCACTTACCCAGACGAATTCCTCGAGTACGAGGGTGTCGCCGAGGAGCAAGCAGGGCTCTACATCGCCGAACAGCCACAGAAGTTGTTCCACATGTCGTATCAGACGAGAACTCGCGATCCTCAGGGTAACGAGTGGTTCAAGATCCACATGTTGTGGAATCTGACGGCGATTCCATCCACTAGGTCGTACAAGACACTCTCGATGGAGGCTGAACCATCAGAGTTTGAGTGGTCCATCACGTCTGTGCCCGAGCCTGTCGACAACTATCGCCCCACCGCGCACGTCATATTGGATAGTCGCAAGATGGACGTGTGGTTGATGGAGGATATTCAGTCGATCCTCTATGGTGGACCGGAAGAAGACCAAATTCCGACGATGCCCTCGCTTAAGGGCTTCATCAGTTATATTCGCAAGTGGGACCGCATGATCATCACAGATCATGGCGATGGCACTTGGTCTGCTGAGACCGCACGTGAAGGCTACATCATCATGGTGGACGAGACGGAATTCCAGATCAACAACGCCAATGCTGTATATTTGGATCCGGAGACGTACGAGATCAGCAGCAGCGACAAGAACGAGGAGGACATCAACTGATGGCAACCGTAACAGGGTTTACCGCCGAGCGAATGCTCGAAATCGAAGAGACCACCATCGTTGACGGAGATGTCGTTGGTAACGACCTCGTCCTCAAGATGCGAAACAACACGCCAATCAACGCTGGCAACGTCCGTGGCCCGATTGGCCCACAAGGACCGATGGGAGAGGTCACCACAGCACAGATGAACGCTGCGATTGCTGCTGCAGTCGCAACAGTTCAAGCAGCCAACGCAGTGACAGAGACGATGATCGCAGCCAATGCAGTCACAACCGTCAAGATCAAGGATCTCAATGTCACCACGGCGAAGCTCGCTGACAAGAGCGTGACTGCGGCGAAGATTGCCGACAACACGATCACCGCTGCTCAAATCGCAGCGGATGCAATCGGCGCAGCAGAGCTTGCTGCTGGCGCGGTTACGTCCTCAGAGCTTGGTGTTGGGGCAGTGACAGCAGGGAAGATTGCTGCTGGGGCAATCGTCAATGCTGATCTGGCTGCTGGTGCAGTTGGCGCTGGGAAGATCGCCGCAGGCGCTGTTGGTAACGCAGAGCTTGCAGCAAACGCCGTCACCGATGCGAAGATCACGGCTGGCACGATTACCGGAGCGAAGCTCGCAGCGAAGACTGTTGCTGCAGCTCAAATCGCCGACAACACCATCACGGCCAGTCAGATTGCAGCGGACGCCATTGGTGCTTCGGAGCTTGCTGCTGGAGCGGTTACGGCAACGGAACTTGCGTCCAACGCGGTCACCGGTGTCAAGATTGCTGCCGATGCGGTGACGTACGACAAGGTGGCGTTCATATTCGTTCAAGCCTCAGCGCCTACCGGCATCACTGGGGGGATCTGGATCGATACCTGATGTCGATCCTCAAGTACTGGTCTGGTTCTGCTTGGACCTTAGTGCCAGATGGGGCGATGATGAAGTACTGGACGGGAAGTGCTTGGGCCGAGCCCAAAGCCGTCTGGTATTGGAGTGGATCCGCATGGGTGAGAGCCTGGATTACAAGTGACCCAGCCACTTACACGTTCTATCCGACGTTCACAACGAATCTTAGATGGGACGGATCGGCAGTCGACTATGACTCAAACCTCTCTCAGAGTAATGACGGTTTGGCTGATCTTCTTCTGGGTCGTTACAACGGAGAAAAGCCGTACCAAGCGGTATCTCTCCTACAATTCAAAGGCAACAACGTCGGAGGGTCAACAACTCTTGCTGAAGCTTTGGCGGCGAGACCTGCTGTCAAAGGGGCTTCGATTCGCCTGTATCGTAATCCTGGGATCGGACTTACTTACCCTGCTGGGTACATAAGATTCGGTATCTGGACGCAGGCAAATGCTCAGAACATGCCTGCAACGGTGCTGGATGGAACGTACAACGACTGGTCTCCGGCAACAGCCCACGACATCGATGGCTGGACAACCAGTTCCGCCAAGACGTTCAGCCTGGATCCTCAACATATTCTCGACATGAATGCTGGGAAGACGTTGATGTTCTCGGAAGTGACGTCTGGCTACACCACATCAGGTGGAACGACGAACGCATATTCTCAGATCTATGGTCTGGAAGGCGGCTCGTACAACACATCGATGGTTCCACTACTCACAGTCAATCTCGACGTCGGCTAGGAGTGTCGAATGAAGCTGGTATCACAAGGCGATTTCAAGGAGACCCTTGACTGGCTGCACAAGATGCAAGACGGCAAGATGTACGAGGGCCTAGAGCAATTCGGGCGACAGGGGGTTGATGCGCTTTCGCATGCAACACCACATGACACCGGAAAGACGGCTGGTGCTTGGTATTATGGCATCGAAAAGAGCCGGAATGGTTACACCATCTGGTGGAACAACCGAAACGACAATCAGGGAGCGAAGATTGCGATATTGCTCCAGTACGGTCACGGAACAGGCACTGGCGGCTACGTCGTCGGGCGAGACTACATCAACCCGGCCTTACGGCCCATATTTGACAAGATGGCCAACGAGGTATGGAAGAAGGTGATCAATGGCTAGCATCGATGATCGCATCGTACGCATGGAATTCGACAACGCTTCCTTCGAAAGGAAGATGGGGTCGACAATCCAGAGCATCGAAAAGCTGGACAAGTCGATCTCCGAAGTCGGATCCAAGAACGGGCTGGAGAAGGTTCAAGCAGATGCCAACAGATTCAATCTGTCAGGCATGGCAAGTGCCATCGAGGGTATCAGTCAGAAGTTCTCTGCACTGAGCGCCGTCGCATTTTCCGTCATCAACAACATCGTCAACAAGGCTGTCGACGCTGGTCTTCGCATGGCCAAGGCCTTTGCTCTTGACCCCCTCATCCAGGGCTTTCAGGAGTACGAGCTCAAGCTCGGTTCGATTCAGACCATCATGGCTGGCTCTGGAGAGAGTCTCGAGGTGGTCAACCAGAAGCTCCGTGAGCTGAACGAGTACTCAGACCGCACCATTTACTCGTTCGCCGACATGACGACGAACATCGGTAAGTTTACCAATGCTGGTGTGGATCTGGATACAGCTGTTTCCTCGATTCAGGGTATCGCAAACGTGGCAGCAGTCTCCGGCGCAAATACGGAGGAAGCATCTCGAGCGATGTACAACTTCGCTCAGGCGCTATCGAAGGGCTACGTCCAGTTGATCGACTGGAAGTCCATCGAGCTTGCCAACATGGGTACTGCTGAATTCAAGCAGCAGCTCATCGACGCAGCTGTCGCTGCCGGAACACTGACCAAGCAGGGCGAAGAGTATGTCACCATGAGCGGTCACGCTCTCTCGGCGACGAAGGGCTTCAACGAGTCCCTGACTGACCAGTGGTTGACGACAGAGGTGCTCAACAGCACGCTCGGTGACTACGCCGACGAGACTACCGAGATCGGTAAGAAGGCGTTCGCAGCCGCTCAGGACATCAAGACGTTCACGCAGCTCATTCAGACCACAAAGGAAGCCATCGGCTCTGGCTGGTCGGAGACCTTCGAGATCATCATTGGTAACTTCGATGAAGCGAAGCAACTCTGGGGCGGCATCGGTGCGTCAATCGGCGACTTCGTGAAGAAGTCTTCGGACGCTCGCAACGAACTGCTCCAAGGTTGGAAGGATCTTGGTGGACGTGATC